AAGGCCGCAGGAAAGCCCAGCAAAGCACCGGCGAAGAAGGCCAAGAAATGAGCGCGTTGCCCTGCTCCATCTACCGCGCGCCTGGCTCCATTCGGCGTGCCCGTTACAGCTACGACACCATGCTGGCGACCACGCAGCAGCAACTTGACGCACGCATTGCGTCTGGCTGGCATCTGACGCTGGAACAGGCTCTTGATGCAGCAGGGGAGAGCGCTTCGCTTCACCTGGCGAACCGCAAAGTCCGCACGCGCAAAGTACGATTGGCAGCGCCACCCGCAGAGCGTCGTGCGTCATTCAAGCGCGCAGCTTTTGATGCGAAGATTGAACAGGACGTCTCTGAGACAACGCCTGTCGAGATTCCGACAGCCATTCCAGACGACAACGCTGCACCGACCCGCATCGAACTGGTTGCCAAGGCCACAGAACTCGGCCTGAAGTTCAGCAAGCGCACCAGCGATGAGAGGCTGCTGGCCATGATCACAGAAGCACTCAAGGAGGCCTGACATGGGGTATAGCAAGCGCCAATTTGTGACGGCCGCGTTCGAGGAAATCGGACTGGCGTCCTACGTCTTTGACCTGCAGCCGGAGCAACTTCAGTCCGCGCTTCGCAGGCTCGACTCCATGATGGCCGACTGGAACGGAAAAGGCATCCGGCTCGGATACCCGATTCCAGGCAGTCCGCAGTTCAGCGACATTGATGCGCAGTCCGAGGTGCCAGACAGCGCCAACGAGGCCATCATTACGAACCTGGCGGTCAAGATCGCTCCTGGCTACGGAAAACAGGTCATGCCTGACACCAAGGCAACGGCCAAGGAAACATACAACACGCTGCTGTCGCGCGCTGCTGCACCTCTGGAGCAGCAACTGCCTGGCACCATGCCGTCCGGCGCTGGAAACAAGCCGTGGCGCGTCTACGACGACCCATTCCTGCGTCCTCCTGTCGATCCGGTCTTGGCCGGGCAGGACGGACCCATCGAGTTCAACTGAAAGGATTGACCCATGCCAACCATCAACCAACTCCCACTGCTGGCCCAGGTCTCTCCTGGCGACCAGGTGCCCGTCTACAGCCCGAACAACGGCGACTCGCGGCGTCTGCCGATCAGTTCGCTGCTGCAATATTTCCAGCAGACCTTTGCCAGCCCCACGCTGGCCACCAACGTCTACACGCCTGGTACTGGATTTAATCAAGCCGTGCCCACGCCTGTGGCGGCCCAGCAGTGGATGCTGATTCAGCCCGCTGGCACGCTGGCAGCAGGCACGATCACGCTGCCGCTGAACACCGGCACGCCTGATGGCACAGAAGTGCTGATCACGACCACGCAGCAGATTACGGCCTTCACGCTGGCAGGCAACGGCGCGGCTGCAGTCTATGGCGCACCCAGCACGCTGGCTGCGGAGGACTTCTTCCGCGTGCGCTACGTGCTGTCCACAAACTCCTGGTACCGGATCGCCTGATAGGTGACCTGAATGCAGATTCCAATCCTCAACGGCATTTACACGGACAACGGTCCTGACATTCGCACGTCCTACCCGGTCAACCTTGTGCCGGTGCCGAAGAAGTCTGGCATCAGCAACGGGTTCCTCCGGCCCGGCGACGGCCTGGTGGCCAACGGCACCGGCCCAGGCATCGACCGTGGCGGCATCAACTGGAACGGCACCTGCTACCGCGTCATGGGCACCAAGCTCGTGACCGTGGCCAGCAACGGCGCTGTGACTGTGCTTGGCGACGTCGGTGGTCCAATCAACACGCTGGTGACGTTCGACTACAGCTTCGACCGCCTGGCCATCGCGTCCGGTGGGCGTCTGTACTATTGGAACGGCGCACTCACGCAAGTGACCGACCCGGACCTTGGCGTGGTGCTCGATGTTGTCTGGGTGGACGGCTACTTCATGACCACCGATGGCACCAGCCTGGTGGTGACAGAACTGACTGATCCGACCCAAGTCAACCCGCTGAAGTACGGCTCAAGCGAGGTTGACCCTGACCCTGTGGTGGCGCTTCTCAAGCTGCGCAACGAGGTCTATGCGCTGAACCGAAACACCATCGAAGTGTTCGACAACGTCGGCGGCGACTTCTTCCCGTTCCAGCGCATCGACGGAGCGCAGATCACCAAGGGCGTCATTGGGACGCAGGGATGCTGCGTCTACATCGAAACGGTGGCATTCTTGGGCAGCGGACGCAACGAGGAACCAGGCATCTACCTTGGCGCAAACTCTCAGGCGCAGAAGATCAGCACGCAAGAAATCGACCAGGTGCTGCTGCAGTTCAATGAGGTTCAACTTGCCACCGTCAAGCTGGAGGCACGCAATGACAAGAACCACCAGCATCTGTATGTGCACCTTCCTGACCGCACCATCGTCTACGACGCGGCAGCGTCCGAGGCGCTTGGCGAGCAGGTGTGGTTCACGCTGACCACATCGACAGTCGGCTTCAGTCAGTACCGCGCACGCAATCTGGTCTGGGCCTATGACAAGTGGCTGGTCGGCGATCCGCAGTCCAGCATCATTGGCTATCTGGTGGACACGACGGGCGAGCATTGGGGACAGATCGTGCGCTGGGAGTTCGGCACCATCATTGCCTACAACGAGGGAAACGGCGCGATCTTCCACGAACTCGAACTGGTGGCACTCACCGGACGCGTGGCCATTGGCAAAGACCCGATCATCAGCACCAGCTACTCGGTGGACGGCCAGTCCTGGAGTCAGGATCGTCCAATCCGCGTCGGCACCACCGGAAACACGCGCAAGCGCTTGGCATGGTTCCAGCAAGGCCACATGCGCAACTGGCGAATCCAGCGCTTCCGTGGAGACACGCAGGCGCACTTGTCGTTCGCTCGTCTTGAGGCCCAGATTGAAGGGCTGGCGTACTGATCATGGCGACGAACAAGCTCAACCTCACTCGCGATCAGCTTGCCACGTTCCTGAAGAACCACGAGCAGATCAAGCAGTTCGAGCGCCTGTTTGCAATTGCTGATGAGGTTTCGCCTTCGAGCGATACAACTGGCATCAGCATCCAAGCAGGAAACGCACAGGCAGCGGCTGACAGTGCTCTGGCGCAAATTGTCCAGTTGACCATCGACGCGGCGATCAACAGCGGAAACGCAGATCAGCACGCGACGCAGGCGCTTGCGCAGCTTGAGCGAATCGCGCAGGCATTGGCCTACCTTGCAACAGCGCCAGCAGTCCAGAACAACAACTCGGTGGTGACGGATTACATCGATCTGACGCCATCGACGCACGTCAACCGAATCCGCAGGCTTGCGTGGAACTCCACCGACCAGGCTCCAGAAGTCGGCATGGATTACGACGTGATCCAGCAGATCGGTCTGGAGTGGTATGCGCGTGTCGGAAACACGACAGGCAGCACGATTCCAAACGGCTCGGTTGTCGGATTCGCTGGCGCAACTGCAAACGCGCTTCTTGTCGCTCCATACCTGGCAGACGGCTCGCAGTCATCGCTCTACATCCTCGGAGTGATGACGCACGACCTTCCGGACAGCGGCCAGAAAGGCTATGCGACTGTCTGGGGCTTCGTGCGTGATCTGAACACCAGTGCGTTCAGCGTTGGCGACATTCTCTATGCAAGCCCGTCCGTTGCCGGTGGCCTGACGAACGTCAAGCCGACAGCGCCGAACAACGTCATCCCTGTCGCTGCGTGCATCGTGTCTGATGCGACTGCTGGCGTGATCTTCGTGCGTCCGACCATCGAGCAGCAGAAGTATTACGGCATCTTCACCAAGACGACAGATCAGACTCCAGCGGTGATCAACACCGAATACCTGCTGACGTTCGACAACACGCAGATCAGCAACGGCGTGACCATTGGAGCGCCAGCATCCAGGATCGTTGTCCCAGAGTCCGGCCTGTACAACTTCGATGCGACTGTGCAACTGACCAGCGGAAGCTCGTCGGCAAAGAACATCTGGGTCTGGTGGAAGAAGAACGGAACGGCAGTAGCTAACTCTGCTCGCCTGGTGACTTCGGACATCAACAACGGCTACATCCCGATTGCGCTGAGCGAGTTTTTCTCGCTGGCTGCCAACGACTACATCGAGTTGGCGTTTGCTTCAGACAGCACCAACGTGACGGTCGATAGCGTGGCTGCAACGGCATTCGCTCCTGCGTCTCCCGCAATCATCCTCAACGTCACTCAAGTTCAACAGTAAGGAGAAATCATGGGCGTCCTAGTGAAAACCCTAATCGCTTCAAAGCAGGCAGAGAACGCGCAGACCACGCAGTACACGGCGACCAATGCCAAGGCGATCATCGACAAGTTCACTGCCACCAACACAAGCGCGTCCAACGTCACGTTGTCCGTTAACCTGGTTACCAGCGGAGGAAGTGCTGGCGTGACCAACTTGATTGTCGATGCGCGCGCCATCGCACCGGATGAGACCTACACTTTCCCGGAACTGGTCGGCCAGGTGCTGGAGTCTGGTGGCTTCATTTCAACCATCGCCAGCGCAGCCACGTCGCTGACCATTCGCGCCAGCGGCCGCGAGATCACCTGATAGGAGAACCACATGGACATGCCAAAGATCATGATGGCTGGCTTCACCGGCCTGCCAGAAGCTGAACCGTTCATCACGGCGGCACAGAACAAGAAGAACACCCAGGTGGTGATCGACGACTGGATGCTCGGTCCAGAGAACCCATCAAACGAACCAGGCACAAACAAGCCGTACTGGATGAAGCTGGCCAAGGCCATGCAGGTTGACGAGAAAGAGGCGCGTCGTCGTCGCTGCTCGAACTGCGAGTACTACGACAACAGCACCATGATGCAGGCCATGATGGAGCGCATCCCGCAGAACGAATTTGACGTTGGCGCTGGATTCCGTGGCTACTGTCACAAGTTCGATTTCATATGCCACGACCTGCGTTCTTGCCAAGCCTGGGAAGAGCGCGAGTTTGAGCAAGATTGACACGCCATGGAAATGTGGGAAAATACAAATACTGAGCCGTCCGAGCAGCCAGTAGCTCACAGTCCTATTCAGGAGGATTCGATGAGCGATGTCGCGGTTTTGGAAGTTGCCAAGCAAGCCGGTGTGCCTGCCGAGCACTTGCCAATTTACCGCCTGGAGGCTGAACTCCTGAAGTTGCCACAGGTCGACATGCCTGTCGATCATGACTTCTGCAACGGACTTTACGCTCGCACCATGCACATCCCGGCTGGCACAGTCCTGACCGGCGCAGTGCACAAAGACGAATCCTTCTTCGTTGTTCGAAAGGGCACGCTGATCGTCACAACTGACGACGGATCGGCCAAGGTTGGCCCAGGATTCATGAGTATCACCAAACCCAACACGAAGCGCGCAGGCGTTGCGCTGACGGACGTTGAGGTGACAACCTTCCACGCCAACCCAACGAACGAGACTGACCCGCAGACCATCTGGGACATGTACACCGTCCCGGCACCTGCTCCGGTCTTGGAGGCCGTCCAACATCCGCACCTGGAGGGCAAAAAATGAGTTTTGGACTATCTGGAGCAGCGCTTGCAGGCATTGCCGTTGGCGGCGCGACGCTCGTATCTGGCTTGGCACAGGCCGACGCTGCGCAATCTGCAGCAGAAACACAGGCTGGAGCGTCTGCTGCTGGAATCGCTGAACAGCGTCGCCAGTTCGACGTTGTGCAAAAGCTGCTTGAACCCTACGTCACTGGCGGCACAAAGGCATTCGAGCAACAGCAGGCGCTCGTCGGCGTGCAAGGCCCAGAGGCCCAGCGTGCTGCGATTGCTGCACTTGAACAAGGTCCGGCATTCCAAGCGTTGCAACAGCAAGGAGAGAACGCACTGCTGCAGCAGGCATCAGCCACTGGCGGCCTACGTGGTGGCAACGTGCAGGCTGCACTGGCGCAGTTCCGTCCGCAGCTTCTCAGCAAGTTGATCGAGCAGCAATACGGCCAACTCGGTGGCCTGGCTAAGTATGGCCAAGCATCCGCTGCTGGCACTGGCGCTGCTGCGCAGGAAACTGGTGGAAACATCGCACAGCTTCTGGCAGCACAAGGCGCAGCGACTGCCGGTGGTCAACTCGCTGCCGGTAAGGCATTCGGTTCAATTCCTGCGGCCATCTCTGGCGGCCTGGGCATCTTCTCTGGCCTGGGAGGTAAATTCTGATGGCACTTCAACTACCGTCCGGACCAATCAACTACGGCGTCGACATTCCTGATCCGTCGCAGGCATTCCTGCAGGCGTTCAAGACTGGAACCGCCATCACTGAAACCCGCATGGCGCAGGAAAAGGCGCAGCGCGAGGCCGAGCAACAGAAACTGATCTCGCAAGCATTCCAGAAGCTGCGCCAACCCGGCGCAACCGCCAAGGACTATGCCGACCTGGCGATGATGCTGCCTGAAACGCAGGCCAAGGCCGTGCGCGAGAGTTTCAGCATGATCAATGCTGACCAGCAGCAGAACGCACTCGGCCAGGCTGGCCAAGTGTTCTCGGCCTTCAAGTCTGGCAAGCCGGACATTGCCTTGGGCCTGATCGAACGCCAGATTGAGGCCAAGCGCAACAGTGGGGACGAATCTGGGGCCAAGTTCCTGGAGACATGGCGCGACGTTGCCAAGGAGAACCCGAAGGCTGCCGAGGACTACTTTGGCTTCACCATCTCGCAGATGCCTGGCGGCGACAAGGTCATCGAAGGCGCTGTGAAGCTGGAGACAGACCGTCGTGCTGCTCAACTGCAGCCGTTCACGCTGCGCACAGCCACATCAGAAGCCATCATCAAAGAGGCCGAGGCCAAGTTTGCCCCGGACAAGTTTGGCGCAGAGTTGGGATTGACGCAGGCCCAGATCGAAGCATCCAAAGCAGCTCGTCGAGCATCTGATGCAGCGGCTGCAAAGTCTGGCGCAGAAGCACAGCGTGCGCGTGCAGAGGCCGACCAGATGGCCGCTGGCATCATCCCGGTGGAAAAGCGGCCCGATGCCGAGGGCAAGTTCCGCAAGGAGTACAGCGACCAGACAAAGGGCTACCAGGAAGTCAAATCGGCCTACGGCCGCGTGCTGGCATCGCAAGAGACGGCCGCTGGCGATCTGGCGCTGATCTTCAACTACATGAAGATGCTGGACCCTGGCTCCGTGGTGCGCGAGGGCGAATTTGCCACGGCGCAGAACGCCACCGGCGTTCCAGAGCGCATCCAGAACCTGTACAACAACTTGGTGAAAGGCGAACGCCTGAATCCTGAACAGCGCAAGATGTTCGGCAAACAGGCCGAAGGACTGTACAAGCAGGCACAGACCCAAGAAGCCACCGTGCGCAGCGGCATCGAGCGCATTGCCAAGGGCTACGGGCTGAACACGGCCAACATCTTCTACACCCCGACCGAGGTTGCTCCCACTGCACCGGAAGCACCAGCACAGCCTGGTGCGCCTGTGTCGGTGACGGCCCCCAACGGCCAGGTGCTGACCTTCCCGTCGCAGCAGGCGGCTGACGCCTTCAAGAAAGCAGCAGGAATCCGCTGATGGCAACCGACTACGAAGCACTTGCACGACAGTTCGGCGGCGCTGTGGCAGGACCGGCTCCTGCTCCTGCTGCTGCTCCTGCTCTCACACCGACGCCACTTCCTGTCACTCCGCAGACGCCTGCAGCAGTGCAGCAGACATTGCCTGTGACGCCACAGACGCAGCCTGCGCAGGTGGTCGACTATGCTGCCATGGCCACGCAGTTCGGCGGCCAGGCTGCACCGGCAGAACCGCAGAAGATGGGATTCTTCGAGTCCTTGGGAGAGATGGTCACCGGGTCGCGTCGTGCGACAACCGATACCCAGACGCTGCCCGAATGGACCTCGATGCCGGAACTCAACCAGATGAGCGTGGCGTCCCTCAAGACGGCGCTGGGCACGCTGCTGTCCAACCCGCAGGAGACGGTACAGATTCTGCAGGCCAACTTCCCTGGCGCGCAGGTTCGCCAGGACGCCAAGGGCAACTTCATCATCCGGTCATCCGTTGACCAGCAAGAGTACGCCATCCCGCCTGGCCTGTCCGTTGGCGACATTCCCCGCGTCATCGGTGGCCTGCTGGCCTTCACCCCTGCCGGTCGTGCCACCACCATCCCTGGTGCCATTGCCGCTGGCGCTGGAACTCAGGCCGTGATCGAGGCAACCCAGAAAGGAACTGGCGGCCAATTCGACACTGGCGAGGTAGTCACGGCTGGCGTAGCCGGTGGTGCTGGCCAAGTGTTGCAGCGCGGCGTGCAGGCAGCGGTCCCTGCCGTCAAGCGCACCGTGCAGCGCGTCACTGGCCGTGGGCCTGCGCCAGCAGCACCTGCAGCAGCAGCCCCAGCGGCGCGTCCTGCGGCCCCTGGCGCGCGAATTGAGCCGACGCTTGAGCCGATGCCTGCCCAGCCTGCTGCGGCGGCTCCTGTGGCCGCACAGGCCGTCCCTGAGCAGCCCATCATCCAGGCGGCTGCGCAAGCCGTGCCAGAGCAGCCTGCCGTCCAAGCTGCCACCGAAGCCTTCGAGGAAGTTGGCGATCTGGTGCGCAAGGCATCCGGCAAAGGCCCAGGCTCTGCCGCTGCCCAGGCTCGGCTGGCTGATCTGGCCCAGGTAAACCCAAATGCGCGTACTGCTGCCGAGCGCCTTGGCATGGACCTGCCGTTCGATGTCTTCAGCGACAACCCGCAGGTCCGCGCTGCCGTTGGCCTGACCAGGTCCGTGGCTGGCGGAGAGGCCGAGGCGGCCTGGGTGAACACCGTGCGCAACGCCATCACCAAGGCCGACGATGTGGTGCAGCAGTTCGACGCTGCCTTTATCGAAGGTCGTCCGGCACCTGGCGCAACGTCCCAGCGCATCCTGGACAGCCTCAAGGGCACGCAGGCCCAACTGGCAAAAGACGCCAGCACGATCTACCAGCGCGTCGATGAGGCCATCCCAAAAACGTCCACCGTGCAGTTCCCGAAGCTGACGCAGACGCTGGACGATGTGCTGGCCGAGGTTGGAGAGAAAGGCCTGTCTGCACAGGAAAAGAAGCTCTACGAGTTGGCCACCGACCCGACCGCCACCTACGGCCGTCTGCTGCGCGAGAAGAACCTGAT